GCATGATGCGAGTGAGTGAACCGCGTTCGCCCCGCCGCCCGCGACCGTGAGATGGAATGACGGAGCCGCCGAGCCGACCGTATCTTTGACGTAGGCGACAGTTCCTTCGGTTCCCGCACCGCACGAGATGGCGAGAAGCCCAGATATGGTGACGGGGTTCAGCAATACATCGGGAGCCGTGATCAAAGCCGACGAAATAACGTAGCCGTTCAGCGGCGTAAGCCGGATCGCGCCGTAAGGGTAAAGCGTCAGATCGCCATTCTGTATTTGCTTGATGTCGTAATCAGCGCCGCCCGTCTTGCCGTTGTCGTACAGGCCCCATTGGTTCGCGGAACCGCTCCAAGACGCGAGCAAGCCGAAAGTCGTCGTCCCGTGGTTCTGATAAGCAATTGTTTCCGTTCCGTTAGCCGTCGTGTTGTTTAGGCTGACGGTCGGATTCGTTGCGTCTTGAACATAATAGGCGTCGGCGAATACCCATTTCCATGTGTTATTGGCTTGGCCGAGAATGTTTCGATTTGTGACGTCGGGAATGAGGCCGCCCGCGCTTGTGGCTGTCCCGGAAAATAGAGAATAAAATTCGTTCTGGCCTGTGTTTCCATTGTAGACGATGAAATCAATGTCGCCTTGGCATGTAACTTTTGTCAAACACGAAGCCGCGCCAGGGTTTATCACTGCTGCGTTTATCAGGCCACCGCCGCCGCTCGCCGCGTTTGCCGTGGCGATCAATTCAAAGCCGAACGATCCATAAGGGTTGTCGCCAGAAATACCCGTAAAATACGGCGCGTAGTAATAGACATACGGCCCTAGATCGCGAGCGGCGGGATTGACCGTCAGGTTATCCCCTACGATGTTCGGCGTGTTGATCGTGGGGCTTGTGAACGTGTTCGCGCCAGTCCAAACATTCGTATCGTTGAGGACGCCATAGCTCGCGTTCATAATGCCGAGCAACGAATTGAGAACCGGCGCGGTAATAGCCCCCACACCGTTTGTCTTGATCGTGGTATTGTTTTGCGTGCTGATTTGGGCGCGCGTTTCCGCCGATTGGGCGTTAGCCATCGTCGCCACGCACGCGAATCCGAGCGCAAGCCCTAGCTTACGGAGCATGATTGATCCTAGATTTTAGAGATTACTGGAAACGCGCGATAATGCGGATCATGCCGCCCGAACCGTTGCCGCCCGCGCCGCCGCTTGTGCCAGCGGTCCCGCCCGTGCCACCCGAGCCAACCGAATAAGCATAGGTAGCCGATGGGGATGTAATCAGCTTTTTTAGATAGGCGCCCGCGTTGCCGCCCCACCCCGAATAGTAAACCGCGTTGACGTTATATCCGCCACCGCCGCCGCCCGCGCCGTAGCCCGTGGCGTTTCCAGCGGCGGCAAGCCCAGGTTCAGCCTCGCCAGGGCCACCCGCGCCCAACGGAGAAGAAGCGCCAGGAACGGAAAATCCAGTACCGGCGTTTCCCGAGTTTAGCGTATTGCTACCGCCGCCGAGGCCACCCGCTATATTCAAATCACCGCCCGTAGCCGCCGCCGCCGTGGGATAAGTCGAAGTTCCCGCCGCTGGCGTTGCCGAACCGCCCGCAGCCGTTAGAAACGTAGTGCCGAACGTCGTCGCGCCGCCCGCCGCTCCTACGCCGGGAGAACCGCCCGAACCGCCGCCGCCGCTGCCCGCGCCAATCATTTCAACTTCGAGATAAGCAGCGCCAGCCGGTACGGTGTACGTTCCCGATCCCGACGTTATGACCGTCACTTGCGGAACGGGGAAACCAGCCGCCGACGTATAGGAAATGACTTGCCAGTTACCGCTACCGAGATATTGAGCTATCAAGCTATCCCCAGCGGCGACGCTCTTGTTTTGCGCGCCGGGAATAATCATAGAAGTGGCGTTGTATGTGAGGGTAAGAGCCCCTGAAAACGTCACGAAATAAATGGGAGCGTTCAGGCTAGCCGACGAACCAAACGAGTTAATCGTCGTCGTACCCGAAATCGAAATTATGTTTGACGACGCCGAACCTAGATTGGTCGTCGTCGCGGATGCGAGAGTGACCGCCGCGCTTCCAGCAGGAACCGGAACCAAAAGATGAAAAGCCCCAAGCGTGCTATCGTAAGTGACGTTCGTTACCGCGCCTACGTGAACCTCGCCACCCGACAAAGCGACGGAGCCCGCCGCCGTGTCTTTGTATACCGCTAGCGCGCCCGTCCCGTTCACATTCAGGGAAAGCGACGATGTATTGGTAAACCCAGCGATGAACGAAATTACCTGACCATTGGAGCTAGTGAAATTCGCCGCGCTAACAGTTTGGGCGTTCGCGGTTCCCGCGCTCGTTCCCGCGAAGGACTGGCTAGACGCCGAGGTATCGGCGGTGACTTGATCCCAAATCAGATTATTGCTAGCGTCGAAAAGTTGTTCTTCGTAAGTGCCGGACCCGTAGATGACAGCCCGCCCAGCGGCGTCCAAGATGACGGGATTTGAATTTAGAATTGTTTGCGCGGAATCCTGATAAGTATTTTTCGGGGTAGAGGTTCCGGGAACATAGAAATAAACCTGTCCACCCGCCAACGGAGCGCCATTGCTATCTAGGAATTGCTGCTTTCCATTAGGCAAAAGGGTAGCGGCGTTCGCCATGGCGACCGACGCAAGCAAGAATATGACGGCCCGCGCTAAACGGCCCATTGCGGAGAACTTCATAAAGGCGCAAACCTTATGTTCATGAGGATAATATATATCATTTGGTGCATCGTTGCGATGGCGCTATTCATGTATGGATTGCGTTTGTTTATTTACGCACAAACGCATGATTTCCTTTGGGGGATGCTTTTTGGATTTTCCATACTCTTTTCATCTCACGCCATAGCGAAACGATTTACCGGGCTTGATTAGCCGGGAACGCTTGACCCGCATCTATCCCCGCCGCGCGCATGAGGGCGTTGGTCAGATAGTTCGACGACGAACCGACCTTACCAGCCGTAGCCGATGCGCTCTGAGATCGGTTGATAATCGGCATAAGGCGGTTCATAAGCGCGTCGCGTTGTGGGCCTTGAGCGACAAGGGCCTTAGCCAATTCGACGTTTCGCGCGCCGCTGTCTTGTTTCAAGAGAATATCCAAGATCGGATTGACCACATGGCTTTTCGCGGCCTGGAGAGCCAATCCGGTGACGTTCGCGCTGTTGAGGTTCGGCCTTTCGGGGTCTGTCTCGTTCAGCAACTCATTCGCGGCGCGACGGCCTCCGGTCTGTGAGCCTTTGAGCACTTCGCCGTAAGTTCCGGCGAAACGTGCCTCTCGATTTACCGCGTCAACAAGAGCGTTCGCGTTTTCGGGGCCGAACGCCGTCGCGAGCTTCGCCGTATTCCATCCGCCCTCACCTTGAAGGGCGCCTTGAAGCGCGACTAGATCGTTTTTCTTGGTTCCGACAAGCCTATCAATCTCGCCTCGAATGCCCTTGTTTTGCGCGATTTGCTCGCCGGGCTGCATGGCGTCGCGAAGTTTGGCGAAATCATCGGGAGAGGTCGCTGTCTTGCCGGAATCGAGAACTTGTGTTCCCGATTGAACCGCTTCCGCGCGCTTCGCCAAAGCAGCGGAGGCCGCGTCGGCTTCGGCCATGCCGGGAACTTGAGTTTTCAGCGCTTCGTCAAGCGCATTGCGAACGCCAACGAGGGAACCGTTCGCACGCTGAACCGCCCCTTGCGGAACGCCTAGGCCAGGATCGCCATAATTTATCGTCTTGTCGATTTCCTGGCGTAGGTTATGCAGCAATTCGGAATTGTCTTGATACGTCTCGGGTATCGTAGTGCCATCCGCCGCCGCCGTTGCGGGCGTCTTGACCAATTCCTTGCGGATAGCGTTCAAGGCCGTCCGTTGATCGCCCACAGCCGTGGGGAGTTTGTTATCAATGGCCGCGACAACGCTAGAGACATCAACCGGGGCCTGTTGGGCGTGAACCACCGCATAATTCGCCGCGTCGGTTTTCTTGCGAAGCGCGAGGATATTGTCAGTGACAGATTGCGGGCTTTCGGCGGGGCCTAGCGACGTATCGAGGTCCGAACCTAGGCGCGCATCCTTGCCCTGCATTCGGGCCAAAAGAGGATTGTTGACAACGGCGCGCGTTTCCGGCTTGGAGGCGAGGCCACCGGCCAAAACCTGAGCGCCCGGACCCGCGTCGGCTAGAGTGGCGTCCGGTCCTAGTTTGTCAAGAGACGCCTGTACGTCGGCGCCGCCGTCCGCACCAATGATTTTCGCCAAAAGGTTTGATGCATTCCGCGACATTCCGGGGATGCTGGGTTGGATAAAATCGGAGAGTTTGTTGACAATCCCGCTTCCGACCGCCCCGATGACCTTTCCGATAGCGGGGCCAACAGCGCCGCCCGCCGCGCCGTACAGCCCTCCCGTCGTCGCGTCATTCCCGCGCGCCGTCGCGTCCGCCGCACCTATCAAGCCGTTGCTGACGGCTCCGGTAGCGGAATTGGCAAGCAACGAACCGCCACCCATGCCTAGCGCGCGCCCAACGCCAGGGATCGCGCCGCCCGCCATGTAACTTAGGCCGGTCCCGGTGATGTTGCCCGCCGTGTTCAAATTCGGATGCGCGGCGACATCGCCAGCCGTCATCGCTTGGACGTTGGCTTTTTCCGTGGAATAGGGCGTATTGTTCGCCAGCGCTCGCGTAGCCGCCGCCGCGCTTTGAACGCCGTTAAGCAGCGTCGGACCGGCAATCGGAACGCCGTTTACGACGCCAGCCGTGAACGAACCGAGAGACGACCCCTGTTGCGGATGGCCCTTTTCATAATCGCCCGGCGCGAATTGGAGCTTGACCTGTCCAGTCTTCGGGTCCGTTAACGACGTAACGCCGTTTGCGTCTCGCGTGATGGCGAACCCGGTTTGCGGGTCTGTCCCCAATGAATTAGGGCTTGTAACCAACGCCGAGGGGTCAACCCCCCATTTCTTCAAAACCGCCGCGCTTCCATCGTCAACAGGCGGTTGAGACGGCGCGCTATTCGGCGCGGAAGCCGGTTTACCGGAATTGACATCGGACGGATTAACCCCCCATCGCTTTAGGATGGAGGCTTCATCCGCGGGGGAATCGGTCATCGGGTTTCCTGCATTCGCGCCTTGCGGGGCTTCCGCATAGCCTAGGGCGTCATCCGTTGGCCTTGGAGGAGGCAAGGGGGGCGACGCGGCGTTAATTGCGCCCGTGGCCGTCTGTGAGGCTTTGGCGAGGTCGTAATTCGTTTTTCCCTTGGCTAGGCCAATGCTAACCGCGCCGGGAAGGTTGTTCTTTTCCCGGTCATAAAGTCCGGTATCCCAATCGCCGCCGCCCATTTGACCGTTTAGGCCAACGTCGAAGTGCATGAGGTCTTTCGCCCCGTACACGCTCGCCGTACCGGGGAAATACCCTCCCCAACGGATCGGCGGGGCATTTGGAGCAAACTGAGGCTGCAATTGGTGAACGACTTGCGCGAATTGCTCATAGGATCGAAAATAGGGCGCCGATTGGTAGTTCGGAAGCGCGCGCCCTTGCGGGTCGATCAATTGAACGTCTAGCGCCTTTCCCTGTCCATGAAAGCGAGGATCGCCCTGACGAAAACCGCTCGTCATTTGCGCCGAATATCCGGGCGGAAGGTATTTCGTCGCTTCCTTTACGGTCTGGAATAAACCGGGATCAACGCCATCCACAACGGTTCCCGGCGCGATGGAAAAGCGGTAGCCTCCATCATCACCGTTGGACCCGTCATCCGCCATGTTTACTGACCGTTCTTAATCCAGCCGTTCTTTTCGGCATAGTCGAGAGATTGGGCGATTTGCGAGCGCTCGTTAGGCGTCATATTTTTGAGCAAGTCCGTTCGTTCGGCGGGGCTCATATGCACGAACTGGAAAGCGCGGGGCTCGAAATGCTGATTCCAGTTTTGTTGAAAATCGGCATAGGACGCCGCGCCGTTTTGTTTCCGGTAGGCTTGCCATGCATCGTTCTTCGCTTGGAGCGCATCTTCGTTGCCCTTGAGCATTTGAATGATGCGCTGATTTCCGTAGGAGGACAGGGCCTCGTTCGGATTGGAGTGCATAGCCGATCCTAGCTGGCTATCCGTTCCTGTTCCGCCCAAAGCCGCGAATTGCTGTTGAGCAAGCGTCGTGGCCTGTTTACGGAATTCCTCTTGCGCCGCGATGGTTTTGGGATCGAATGGCTGATAACCGGCAATCGAGCCGATTTCATTGACGATAGCCTTGCCCTTGTTGATCCCTTCCGCCATCGGGCCGGAAGTGAATTGCTTCGACGTATCTTCAAGATTGTTGAGCATCGCGCGGCGTTGCGGGGCTCCTTCCGCAGCGACTTGTAGCACCTTGGCTTGATCGGCGCCCGCATTGGCGAGACCCGCCGTGGTTTCCGTTTCGCCAACCGGGATAGTGCGGCCCTGAACACCGGGAATACCGCTTGTGTCGGGATCGACGGCGGGCTTGACCGGGATAGGCGCGTTTGGCGGGGCAGCGGGGGGGGCTGTAGCCGAACCGCCGAACTCGGGAGGCCGAACAGGCGGCAACGGGACATTGCCCGTAGGCGGCGACGCGGCGGGCTCTGGCAACGGCGTTGCGGCGGGAGAGGGCTTAGCCGCGCCGACAATGGGAGCGCCCGCACCGGGCGTGAATGTGCCGGGCGTCGCGCCTTGCCCCTGTGTCGCCTGGACGTATTGACCGCGCGTTCCCATCTTGCCGCCGATAGCGGTAGGCGTGGACGCCGCCTCGGGAGAAAGCCCCGTCGCCACTTTGCCGCCGATAATGCCGGGGTTGGAAATAGGATTCGTATCGACGTAAGAGACGTTCGGCCCCGTGTTGATCCCGGTAGGGTTGGGTAGGAAGGGCTGCAATGCCGCTCGCGCTTGATCGGATCGCGCCGCGTGGGAAAGCACCCACGATTTCACCGCACCGGGGTTCTTCGCGACATCGGTATCTGACGGCATATCCGCCATGACACTAGCCGCGAAGTTCTTATCGAACAATTCAGGGTTATTGCTCATAAGGTTCGTCACGCCGTCAATCACATGCTGACGGGTCGGATTCCCATTGTCGCGTCCATAAACGGTCGCCAATTCCTGAGAGATAAGCCCCAATTTCGCGTTATAGGTCTGCGCTTGCTGTTGAGAAATTTGCAGCCCGTTCATTTGTTGCTGTTGTTTCATCAACTGATTTTGCTGACCAGCGTTGGCTAGGTTCTGGTATCCGCTCAACGCATTGATAAGGCTGTTCCCCTGCGGAGGGGCATACATCGAGGTATCAATCGTTCCGTCAGCCATCGTCTAAAGTCCTTAAGCCAACGAAGCGAACTGCGACGCGCTTGTCACGTTGCCGTAGGGGTTGCTCGCGTTGAGCATGTTTTGCTCACTTGATCCGCCCGATGACCCCAGAAGCCCGTTATTCGATGCGTACATATAGCCCGCGAGCGCGTTGTTTGTTCCGGTTCCGATGGCGTTAGCCCCGGACATATACGCCGCCGCCGTCGCATTTCCGGCGCCTATCGTGTTGCTGTTGACCATGCCAGCGGTCGCCGTTCCCGCATTGCCGGTCTGAGCCGCCGCATTCTCGCCGAGGCTGGCAAGGTTCATCTGGCTTTGCAAGTTCGTGTTGTACGACGTGAGGGCGTTTCCGAATTGCTGTTGATAGGTATTCGAGGCGAGACCAGACGCATAATCCGCCGCCCCGCGCATCGAAGCGCCCGATACGCCTAGACCTCGCGCCGCCGCGCCGCTTTGGACCGATTTTAGGCCCTGAGCCAAATTGAATTGGTAGCCGGGCGTTTGCTCCAATTGCGACATCGTTGGATTGAAGCTGAACCCTTGGTTCGCGATATTCGCGGCGTTACCAGCCGCCGTCTGACCGGCTGACGTGAACGGCTGTAGACGGTTCGCGGTTTGATTGTACATTCCCAACGAAGTCGAGGAAGCGGTATTCGCCGCATTCTCTTGAGCCGACGACGCTTGAGAAGCGCCGTAAACAGTCGCGGCGGCGCCAATGGCGCTCGCGCCTAGTACAGCAGCCGCCACACCCATTAGTTAGCCCTCAAGTTCAATCGGTAAAGCTCGCCATCTGGCAACGCCCCTAGCCGCTTATAAATGGCCCCCATGCGAGGCCCCGAACCACGCGGACCCGCACGAAAAAATATCTCATCCGCGCGCCCGGACTCCCGCAACTTCTCAAGTGAGAACCGTTGCATCTTCATGCCAAGTCCCGGAATGTCATCGGACGCATAGAACGTAGTTTCGATTGCCGTTTTCAAGTCGTGCGCTTCCAACGATGGGCTTAGGATCGTCATCAAATATCCGAACATGCGGCCATTGGACCTAGCCGTTACGATTTGCATGTTTCCCATGTCGGAAATGACTTGCATCAAGGGAAGGTTCTTCCCATCCACGTTATCAGGCCGTTCCCCAACCTTGACCAAATGGTCCGCGATCAACCCGCGCGCGTCTCGGATGAATGTTTCAAACGGCTCGACTTGGAGCGTTACCCCGATAGGAGGCGAAACGCGCGAACTCCGCAAATCCGCGATGGTCTGGAATTTCGTGACCGTCGCTAGCTTTTCCATCTGAGGACGGAATGCTTCGACGTATCGGATTAGATGGGGCATTGAACATTGGATATTCACGCGCGAAAGGTGTTTCCATCGCGTTCGCTCGTGCTCATAGGGCAAGCAATGCTCATAGATCGCTTTTCCCGTTTCCTCGTCCGCTAGATCGGAGAACTCAACCGATAGGGCGTTAGGCCATCGGGCCGAAATCTGGCGCAATTTCGCCGCGTGATGCTCCATCCCATTGGAAAGAGCGCGACGATCAAATGACCCCGCGCCCTTCGTATCCAGGCGCATCAAACTATCGATAACTTCGCCAACCGGCCTATGAACCACGACGACATTCGCATCCGGGCGGTATTTGCGAAGCGTTCGCCACCATGGAGCGCCCGCCGTTTCAACCGTTCCGGTATTTGGCAACGATAGCCAAGCCTTCACATCTTCCGACGTGCGGGCATGGCGCAATTCTTCATGACCGCAATACCAATCGCCCGCTGTCAGAAAACGAGATAGCCAAGCCGTGCGGCTTCTCGGGAGAGCAAAAACGACGAAAGGCGGTTTCAATTGGGTAGGAACGTCATTGTGGGAAGGACGGAATATGTTACCTTGATAAGATCGCCGGTAGAGACCGGAATCGCCCCGGCAATGACGCCAGCGGAGACCGTCACGCGCCCTCGCGTGACGGCGATGGCGGATACCATACCCCCGGAAACAATCAAAACACCATTCGCGTTCGCGGTGTAACTGAACGGTGACGCGCCTACCGCAACAGTTTGCGCGGCCCCTGGCGCTGAGTTGAAAGAAGCCCAAAACCGATACCATGCCGAGGAAGGCGTTTGCCCGTCACCCGTCACGATGGGCGAGTTAGCGGCGGGAACCTGACCAATCGCCATTAGCTCGCCGCCTGAACAACATCGATGAAAGCCCCATTGAGAGCCGTATCTATCGGCTCGCTCCAAGACAACTCAAAAACCCTATCCCTCGCCATCCCTAAACGGGACCATTTGATTGATGAATAATACTGGCCTGTCGATCCGAGCGTTTGTGTTACCTTCTCGCCCCACGACGCCCCTCGCGTGTCCGACCAACGAAGGAATATCTTTGGAAGCACCAACGAATTTCCGCCGAAGTCATTGCTGACATCGTTATTGAAACTGGACGAAGGGACGCTGGACAATTGGCCCGGAATTTGCCCTACCTGAATATCCGCGATGAAACTAGCATACGAAAGGCGTTTCCCATCGTTTAGGACGTGAGGGAAAGAACGAAGGCGTAAGATCGGGTTTCCGTTATCGGTGAAATTCTGAGTGTCAACGGCGTAAATGATGCCGTTTTGCCAATCACCAACAAGGTTGAAATTGTAAGCTTGTGTCGCGCAATTTGCCCGATGACGGTGAAGGGCTCCGTTAGCGTCTAGGAACGCCCATTCGTGCCATTGGCCGGTTCCGACCTCATAAACCCATGTCACGTCAGCCGTGGGGAACGTTAAAACGTAAAACACATGCCCTAGGACTTGGTAGCAAAACCCGATAGCATCGGAAATCGTCGCATATCCCGCGATATATTCTTCGATGACGTGGGTTGAAATCCGTTTCGCGGAATACCCATCGCCGCGCACAACGATACCGCGCCCGTCTTTATCCTGACTGAGCCAAAACGGGATGACATCGTGAGTCGCCATGGAATAGGGCGCGACGCAGCCGTGCTCAACGAATGTGCCGGGCAATTCGCCAAGCGGGAAATCCGGTGTTCCCTGGTCAACCCACACTTCGCTTGTTAGCGTGCCGACAATCCACGCCTCACGGTGGACACAAGCCAATGTCGAAATCGGGTCGGAACCTCCCGACTTCCCTACAATGTCGAGAGCGTTGAAGGCCGAACCAGCAACTGCCGTCGTTGCCATCGTATAATTGATTTCCGAGAGCGAGATATAGAAATTCCGCGTCCCCGGTTGGTTCAGAATGAAATATGTGTCAATGTAATCGACTTTCAACCCGCCTAGGAAATTCGGGTCTAGGATCGTCGAAAACGAATGCGCCCCCGACGAAATGTCAATCACATATCCCGTGGCCGAACCGTCAACGAGCAACAGACAAAGGCCATTATCTTTCATCGAAACGGGCGTCGTCCCCGATGCTATCGAGCCAAGAGGATGCAGACCAAACGAGCTATCGATGAAATAGACAGACGCCCCGCATACCGCGTAAAGCTCGCCATTGGAGGCCCGATAAAGACCGCGAACAACCGAATAATCGGGACATTGGACTTTGGCGGTAATTCCCGGCGTGGGGTAATGCGTGATCGGGACGGGCGGGTTAGCGTCTTCCGGGTTGCTCTCCGGGAACAGGTTTATGCATCGTTGCGCGCCCGCGATGACAGACCTTGATTGATAGGCGCCAGCCGTTAGCGGAATGCGGGGCAACTCTTACCCCTGGTCCGAATAGATGTTGTACCGCCCACGGCCCGCGACATCGTTGGGAACTCGCAGCCGTGGGATTTGGGTATTCGCATTGCGGATCGTTTGCATTGCGGCTTCCGCAAGGGCTGTGATGACGGGATCGGGAGGCAACTGATAAAGAGCCCTCAACCGAACCGCGAGATTGTAGAGGATGGCTTCCTCGTATTCGGGGGGAAGCGAAATAACCGTGTTTAGCGCCGTCATCGTCTGTAATGGCGCTGTGGTAAGGATATGCATTTCGTAGGCCGTCGAAGGAAGAGGCCAGAAATGGATCACGCCATTTGGATAGGCGCTGTCATAAAACGCATATTTCGGAAACGTGCCAATCCCCTTGACGGAAATCTTCGTCATCCAATCTTCGTAGGAGCGGATGATTTCAAGGGGATAATCAACAGACGACGCGCCAGGAACGCCGCCCACGCCGGGGAAAAGACGAGCAACCGCCGCCGTGATTTTCGCGGGGCGCGCAATAGCGAAGTTCCCGGTAGGCCCTACGGTGTACGAGTCCGCTCCGGTCGCTTGAAAATACGTGTTCGCTTGGTTCGGGATCATCCAACGGCGTCGATTCCATTGGCCGATCATCATATTCCAGATATTGAGCGCGTCGTTTGCGTCCTCGGCAAGAGCCGTCTGACCAACGCCCAATACGCCCGACGATTTCAACGCGAGCGAAATCATGTCACCCGCCGTTGAGAAAGACATTAGGCGCTATCCGCTTGTTTGCTCGCCAGTTTAGGCGGACGCCCGCGTGGGCGAGCCATGGCGATGATTTTGTTATCGGTCTCAACCGCCGTTTCTTCGATAGGCTTCGTTCCCATCGCGGCGGCTTCTTCGTCAGCATCATTCACAACGAAAGGCTTCTCTCCGTTGGGATAAACCCACTTCGGATATTCCTGAAAAACATATCCAGACATGAAGCCTCTCGGGTAATCTCCGGGGGCCGAAACCCCCGGAGATATTCAAGGTTAGATCGCGTCGGCGATCACGACGCCCCATTCGGGACGAACCACAAGCGCGCCGTAAAGAACGTCGATACGGTGAACTTCCTGGTCAGTGCCGACGACATACTGATTGACCATGCGGAGCGACACGCCGTCGTACTGAGCGCGGGCGCTATCCGTGTTCGGAGGCAAGGGAAGATCGCCGGTCGCCAAGGTGATAGCCTCGGGAGCATAAGCGATGTTCTTGCGGTACACGGTCGAGGGAGCGACAAACATGGTGATGGTCGCGCCGTTGGCCGGAGCCGCCGTAACGGTCTGATACTGAACCGCCGTCGAAACGCCGTTGACGGTCGCGGGAGCGACAATCGCGGGATAGATCGAAAGCGACGTAGCGCCAGACGGAGCGGCGGCGGTGATGACGAACTGGCGAAGGTTGCCGGTCGTCTGCTTGGTCACGCGGTTGACGGAATAGACGCCCGCGAAGGTGACAATGTCGCCAACGGCAAGAGTGCCGGTGATGGCGTTGACGGTGATGGTATTGCCCGACTGATTGGCGCCGTTGACCGTACCCGCCGAGAACGAACCCGTGGTGTGCTTGATGACGGTCTGATCCATGAAATGGTCAAACCCAAGCGCATTCTTCATGCTGCCGGATTCGTACTGAGCCGAGATTTTCGGAGTCGGATTGAAGAGACCCGAAAGATCGGTGACAATGCGCGCCTCGGACCACTGATCCCAGACAATCTTACGCTTGCCGGTGGGGGCCGAGTTGTCTTCCAAATACGCCTTGGCGTACAGGATTTGCGAACGGGTCAGGGTGGCGAGGGCGCCGTTGACCGCGTTGCAGAAGCCGCCCGTGTTCGCCACAAGGGGAGCCGAGGGCATGTTGTTCGACGGGGAGATAAAGCCCGTATCCGCGCAAGTCATCGTATCGAGAGCGACCTGACCAGCGAGGTTGTTCATGGCCGGTTCAAGAACGCGGTCATTGAACGCATCCATGGACAGGAACAAGTCAGCAGTCGTGAAGGCCAAATCGACGTGAGCCTGGGTCGCGACCGTAAGGACCGTCTGGACTTCGATCATATCCTGAGCCGAAAGCGCCGGGCCTTTGGTAACGACGGGATCGATCGGCAAGCGGATGCGAAGCTGGGAACCGATCTTTTCGCCCTTCTTGCCGAACTCGCTATCATACTGGCGATCAACGGATTGAAGGAACATATTGGAGTTGAGGAACAAGATCACCGCTTCCTTGGTGATCTTGCTCGTGGTGAGCAAGCTATTAGCCATGTGAGTAAGCCTCGATTGATTGTCGAAAAGTGCGCGGCACGAAGCTCGCGCGGTTGTTCGACGCCCGTGGTCGTCTTGATCGGGCCAATCTCGGCTAACCGTGCCGGTGGGGAATTATCGCTTGCCAGCGGCGCGGGGCTCGTACACCGCGCCTTTTCAATCGAGCTATCTCGGGGTATCCGCCCCGGTCGGTCTATGTTGCGTGAGGCTTAGGGGAGACCTCGCGCCTTCCTCCGTTCGGCGATGCGCTTTTGAAAATACGTTTGCTCATCGTCATCGTCGCGAGGGACGGCGGAAACTCTTGCGGTCCCCTCAACCGGGCGAACCGGAGGCGGGGCCTTGGAAACAGGCGCGGCGGCTTTCTGAGGCTTCGCCGCGATACGGCGTCCAAGTTCAAAGGCCAGTTTAGCGGGAGGGAGTGAGAATACCCGCGTTGCTTCCTCGGGATCAGCGCCCAGGTCGTAAAGCAATTGCGCGCCGTTTTCGGTCGCGATAATCATTTCGAGATTGGCCTCGTTCAACGCGCCGATAGAGCCGAGGTTCTTAAGCGCATCCTCGAAATCAGGCGCGAGTTTCTTGCCTTCCTCGAAAATGCGATTGCAGCCCTCATTGAACGCCCGTGCGGCGGCTTCGCGTTCGCGCTTGGTCATTTCCTCGCGCGCGACACGTTCGGCCTCCGCCCGCACGGCGCGTTGAAAATCTTCCTTGCTCGCGAATTGAGACGCGGATAGATCGGGCGCGTCTTTCGTGGCCTGTTCATGGGCTTGCGGAGGCGCGCGACGGCTAGCGGCTAGTTCCGCCTCTAGTGCGGCTAGCCTTTCCTCGGCTGCCTTCCTAGCCCGCTCCGCTTCGCGCCTAGCGAAGGCTTCCTCGGACAGCTTCTTTTCCGCCCAAGCATCGAGACGCTTGACCTTGCGTTCTGGCTCGGCTGGCGTTTCGGCTTTCGGCTCTTCGGCCTTGACGGTTTCCGCAGCCTCGGCGGCGGCGTTGATCGTCTCGGCGGTTTCGATTGCGCCT